AGCATCATTAGTGGTTTTTATGTCTACTACACACTTTTTACCATTAAATGTTGTTAAAAGGTCTGCAAATCCTTTAAAATTAACTTCTTTATGTTGCCACTCTAACTTAATTTCAGTATCTACTTTGTTTTGCATCATTTCAGTTAATACTGGATGTAACATTGCATTGTTAATTATCTTGTTTGCATCATCTAATTCTTGTTGCTTGATTAGTGTTTTACCTTCGTTTTGTTCTTTGAACTCAATCCATTGTTTACCAGCTCGCCTTGCACCTTCAAAAATTGCAAACTCTTTGCTAAATGTATCTGGTTCTAATAACATCTTATGAATTATTGTTCCAAACTGCATTGCATCAGTAGTTTTTAATTCTTTGTTCCAATATGCTAGTAAATGGTTAGGAGATTTCTTAAACTGGCATAAAGCCGAGTAACTCAAGTGATTTTTTTTCATAATATATGTTTTGATTTATTTTTTGATTTTATCTATTACCATTGTTAAAACCATTCCAAAAATTGTACTGGTTAACACTAAGGTAATAACTTCAAGTATGTTTGTTTCTATCATTGTTTTTTAAAGTTATCTGCTTCAGAATCTGAATAAATCGAATACTGATAAGCGTCTATTAATTTAAGCACTAATCTATCTTTCAATCTCTTTTCGGCCATTGCAAAAGGATAAGGAGCTTTACAATTTTTAGGGCTTGCTTCACCAGTTGACCAGATTATTTTATTACCTCTTTTAGCATCACCAACTATTGCTACATCTGTATTACTATCTCTGTATATTGTAGGTGCGCCAAATTGTATATTTTCTTTAGAAGCTATTTTTTCACAAGCATCGTGTGTAATTATCCACATTGAACGTGTACCTCTTTTTAACTCCCAGAAGTCATCTTTTGTTAAATCGTATTTTTTAGCTATTTCTTTAATTTTCATAATTTTTGATTTTTGTAAATATAGTTTTTAATTGTTTTATTCTTTGTTCATTGTATTGTACTGCAACTGATTTAAGTTGTTTTCCAATGTTTTCTAATTGTTCAATATAACCTTCAAACCTATGATTATGTATTTCTAAATCGTTTATTGAAAGGTGTATTTTACAAATAATTCTTTTATTCCAGTTTGCTCTTATTACTAAGTTTCGCAATCTATCTTGAAGATATTTGTTAGTTTCATAAGCCCACCAATGATTGATATTATCGTTGTGGTGTTGTTCATTATGTGGATGTGGATAATGTATCATTGCTCATTATATTTTTCCATTAAACTAAGTAATACTTCAGAATAAGAACGATGTCCATTCTCTTTACATTTGCCTTGAAATTTTACCAACGTATCTATTTTTTCTGCTGGTACATAAAATGTTCTTGTCGTGTATGATATTTCTCTACTCATAATTGTTTGTTTATAATATATAAGGCGTGAATTTGTTTATCATAGGTTATTGTTCCCGTCAATTCATTATAAGTTTATCATAGGTTATTGTTCCTGTCTATAATTGCCTTATATATTTTGTTTGTTTTTAAGTTTATGATGTAAATATATATATAAATACATTACAAATTACAAAACACACTAAAAACTTTATTAACAACTAAATGTTAATTCTAAAATAAATGTGTAATTCTAGCTACTTGGCCATTATTCTTAGAGAAGATAAAACCCTCTATTGCTTGGTTATTAGAAGAAGTATAACCCATTTTATGATGCCAACTATCTGCTGGTGATGGACTTCTTAAACTTTCTAAACTGCAACCAATTAAATCTTTACTTACTTTGTGGTGAACGTGATGTGCGAACATATATCTATATTTAGTTTCACTCCATTCTTTACATTCATCAGCCATTAATAAAGGCAATAAATCCCATTTAGCACCATCTCCGTGAGTACTGCCAATTAAATTATTATAATAAGTATAATACTTTCTATGCTGTAAACTAATATCAAAAGTTATGTTCTTGCTATTTCTAAAGTAAGTTGCTACAACATCAGCCAAGCAAAAACCAGTTAAGTAGTCGTGGTTACTACTATTGTAAACAACGTGTAAATCTGGATAAAAAGAAACTAAAGTTTCAATAATATTTATATATAATCTTTTTGCTATATGGAAATGCTCAAAAAACATACCATCAACATCTTGAACTGTGCCACGCGTAGTTTTACCACCACTTGGTGTATCAATGTGCATTACATCATTACCTATACAAAGTATTAATTTATCTATATTAAATCCATTACTTTTTTGTAATATACCATCAATAGCTTCTAATGTTCTTAGTACTGCAATTTGTTTATTGTATTCTTCACCGCTTACAAAAGATTTACACAATTTACCAATGTGTATATCTGCTGGTGATATTAAAAGGCAATGACCATCGTTTACTTTAGGTTTAACGACCTTTTCAAAGTTTGGTGAATATTCTTTAAGGTCTTTTAATAATTCTTCTTTAAAACCTTTTAAATCGTTTTTATTAAAATTAGGATTCTTAAAATATAAACTGGCTTTTTTGTTCTTTATCCAACCACTATGTATATCATTTGGATTTAAACCTTCTGCTTGTGCTTCTTGTTTTAATCTTCTATAATCATTAACAATCTGTGCTTCATCTGTGTTTAATCGGTAACGTGGATTACCTGAATCTTTCCACCTTTTTTTGTGTGATTTCATTTAACAATTTTGTTAAATATAATAAAAATAAATTATTTACTACTTTTTTGAGCTTGTGCCATAGTAAAAAGCAAAGATGTTTCCAATAACAACACCTTCTACCATACCCATTAAATGAACAAATAATTCATTATGCAAAACATCTGGTATATATACAACTGCATAAACTACAAACATAAAACAAGACAAACCAACAACACCAGTTACATTCATCATCCAGTCATTACCACCAGCTTTAGTAATTTCAACTTCACGTTTTCTTGCACTATCTCTGTCTTGTACTTCTAATTTATATAGTTCAACTAATTGTTCGTGTATTTGTTGTTTTTCTTCTGGAGTTAAATCTGGTTCATTATCAATTAAATTCTTAACAACACCTAATAAACCTTCATCTGGTAATAAATCTCCAGCAACTTCTAAAACCTTTGGAGCTTTTGTTTTTATAAACTTTCCTAGTTTTGTATCTTTAAATTTTTTCATCCGCTACAACTTTCACAAGTTTCATCATCTATATTACAAGTTCGTTCTGGTACTGGTTTGTTTTCTAATTCTGCCAGCATCTTTTCAAATTCACTTTGTTTTTTTTCCATTTAATTTATCCTTTACTTGTTTTGTTTTTGGTTTAAAAGATTTTGGTTGTAAATCTAAATATTCAAGTTCAGCATTAAAGCAAGGGCATAGTTTCATATACTCGTGTTCTTCAACGCCATCTCCATCTTTGTCTGGAGAATAATCTCTATGTCCGTGAATACTTGCTTGTGGATAAATGTTTTTTAATACTTTAAGTATTTTAATTAATGAGTTTTTTTGTTCTTCTGTTCTTGTATCTTTTCCTTTACCATTAGAATCTAAACCACCCGTATATGCGATTCCGATGCTATCACTATTTCCTGAGCGTACGTGAGCACCTTGCTTTGATACTGGTCTACCAGCATTAATTTTTCCTTCAATACCAATAATATAATGATAACCAATATCTGAAAAACCTCTTTTTAAATGCCATTGTTTAATAGTAGCTGGACTTACATTAACACCTTCTTTAGTAGCTGTACAATGTATTACAATTTTGTTAACTTTTCTCATCTTTATACCTTCTGGTTTGTACTTTATTCTTTGCGTTCTTAATAATTCTGTTTTCCATTTTAACAATCTTAATTTTAAGATGTGTATTTTCTGTAATTAAATCATCAATCTTTAATTCTAATTGATTAATTTTTTCAGTAAGATTAATTATTTGAGTAGTATATAGGTTTTCTTCGCGTTCATCTTTTTTTGCGCCAATATCCATTTTCTTTTGAATAATACCCCAAACTTCTTTTATACCTAATGCTCCAATAATAGCACTAATTGCCATTATAATACTATGGTCATCCATTCTCACTGTTTTAAAATTGTTCATTCTGTTTCTGGTCCAAATGGCGGTATTGGTTCAATTCCATATTCTGCACATTTTTCAAGCCATTCTGCTTCTGTGTAAAACAAATCATTGTTTGGCCATCCTAAATTTAATCTTTCTCCACTTGCAACCCACCCTTCAGAATATCTAACAGGGTTTGTATCTGTGTAAGAAATAAACCAAGTGTTTTTATCTACTATTTTTTTAATCATAATTAATCTCCTGTTATATTCCAACCAGCACCATTGCTACCAGTTGCAGTTGTTAAAAAATCTCTTGCATCTGTTGAATCAGTCCAGCCAGTAGCTGTCCAATCAGAACCATATTTAGCAGCGTATGTTTGACCACTTGCTGTGTCACTTGTTTTTGAATCTATAAAATTTACACTATTATTAGTAGTTGAACTTACATTATATGGACCTGAATTTTTATAAGTTGTTACCGCCCACCCTACAAGTGAATCAGTCCAATTATCATCAGACAATGGATTACCAAATCCAAATCTATCTAATCTAGTTAATCCTGTATTTAAATTCCAATTACTACAATTATGATTAAAACTACTACCTGTAACAATAAAGTACATATCAGTAACTGAGCTAACATCCCACAACCCAATATTTTGATTAAAGCTAGTAGCATTATTAAATGTCTGAGCCATATTTGTTATATTAGATGTATCCCAATTTGTAATGTCTTGATTAAAATCACCTGCAGCACTTGTTCCTAAAAACATAGATTTTAAACTTGTTATATTTGGATTATTTCCTAAATCCCAAGCTGTATAAGCAAGACCAGAAGGAGAATCTTCTGCTGATATGCTTTTAGTAGAAATATCTCTATTAAATCTAGGGCAAAACATAAACATACTTGATAAACTTCCGCTAGAAATTCCACTTATATCCCAGTTATCAATATTACCATTAAATACACTTGCTCCTCTAAATTTTAAAGTTCCTAATGATGTAAAGCTAGAAACATCCCATTTATTTAAATCCTGATTAAATGAACTTGCTTGAAAAAACCAGTCAAAGATGTAACTAACTCCGCTCACATCCCAGTCATTTATATTTGATGGGTTTGCACTTCTAGCGTCATAAAAAAGAAAATTAGCTTTAGCACCTGTAGTTCCACCAAGACCAAAAGGTTTATCTGTTGCTGAAACAACCATATTATGACAACCTCTAAATTGTAAATCATTTATCCAGCTGCCTTCTCCCCATTGCAATAAATCTTTTATTTCGTTTTTACTGCCAAAATTATTTACTCTAAACATATTTATAGAGTTTCCTTCTGTTTTATTTCCAAAAGTTATTATAGGTTCTGTTATTTCAGGGTCAGTATATGTGTGACTTACTAAAGAGCCACTTATATTTAATACTTCAGTAGAACCATCTCCCCAATCAGTCGTAACGCTTGGCGTAGTTACTTTTTGTATTTGAAAAGTGTAAGGAAACGTTTGACCAGTTAAATCTAATTGTATTTTAAATGGAAATGTGTCTGTCGTATCGCATCCAGAAATGTCAGTATCTCCAGACCAACTTGCAGCAACTGAACTATCTTTTTGTGATTTACCCCAATTTATAGTATTGTCGCAAGCACCTTGCCCATAACCTATAGTATTATTTAATGTTCCTTTTCCCCAAGTTTCACTCATATTCTATTTTTTAAAGTACCCATCCTCCAAAATCTGCAACATCATCTGGGTACATATCTTCTTGTGAATTACTATAATATTCTGGTATTAATCCAGCAGCGTTATTTGTCATCCAATCTATAAATCTATTTGTATAAAACTGTGCTGTAGTTCTACTTCTTTCTACTAAACTATCAACGTGTTCCTTTGTTAGTGCTGTGCTATTTTCTGGATTCTTAGTATATATTCCACCATTAGCAATATTAACACCAGCATAAGGTAAGTATTCAACCATACTCCAATGTAGTAGCATTGGTTTAATATAATCATTTAACAAAGCTAAGTAAGGATTTGCTAGTGTACCAGCAACTATTTCATTTTGTATTTTAACATATAAATCAGTACCTAAATAATTTTGTATATGTATATCTTGTGCTTGGTTTAAAAATGGTAATAGCTTATCATTATCAATATTACCATTAGCAGCAGTAAATACTGAAATATCGTGTCTTGTTACAAATAGTGCTTTACTCATTTCTTATTTTATTTATAAGGTGACCTAAACTTATTAGTGCTTTGTTTTGAGTCAAGTAATTTTTTTCTTTCTAATAAATCTGAAAACCCATCTACAGAAGATGCTTTAACACCTAATTCTTTAGCCATTGTTTCAACTCTATCAATTACATTTTCTATTAATCTTGCTCTTGATGCAGCATCTTTTAATAAGGAAGTATTGTTATCATATGAAGATTCATATTCTTTAACTTGTTTTCTCATTTTTTTTTCAGAAGCTTCAAGTTTTTTTATTAAACCATTAGACCCTGATAATTCTTTTTTAATATCTCCTGATATAGATAACTCTATTCTTTCACTTGCTAATTCTACTTTTGTAGATTCACTTAGTTTTTCAAATACTCTTCTTTGTGTTCTCATTTTTATTTATTTTTTAATTTAAACAAACGACATTTTTTTTGCTTTTAATAGCTCTCTACTTGCTGAATCAATTTCTTTAAAAGCTTCTGAAATAGCTTTTTTTGATGCTTTTAATTTTCCACTAACTTCAACACCTAAATCTTTAGAAGCTTGTTCTATTTCTTGATACCTTGCGTTTGCTTTTAAATATGATTTACCTGCTGCATCATACTTATTTAACATTTCTTGTATCGCTGATTCAATTTTAAACTGTTCATTATAAGCACTTGTAACTAATTTATTTGCTTTTGTAAATTCAGCTTCAAAATCATCTACCAAAGCCAACTCTATCTTCTGAGATTTTAGCTCTACTTTATCTTCTTTACTTAATGTTTCAAATATTCTTTCTATTGTTGTTTTCATTACTTACTTTTTATAATTTGGATGATGTCCGTTATTCGGCATATTTACAGGAGCTTTCTTTGCTTGTTTGTGTCCTCTTGGTTTTGCTTCATAACTCTTTGGTATTTCTTTAACCACATCATAATCTTTTAAATCTTTACTACCTTTTTTACCATCTAAAGCAGCATCAACTTTCATTCTGTACAATACTTGTTGCCATTTGTGTCTACAATAAACACCACCTTTGAATTTAAATAAATCGTACTTTTGGTCTTTGTGCATTGGTAACTCAGCAGCTGTAAAATTCATTTGCCTAGATGCTTTGTCAATATCTTCTAATCTATACACAACACCTCTTTTACTTCTTGCCATCATTTCTTTGCAAAACTTTCTACTCTTACCACCTTTGCCTTTTGCACTTGCTGTATTGTATTTGTATCTAACCTTATAATAACTTTTATCTAAATTAGATTCTTTGTTGGGTGCATTTTTAATTGGTGTATCACTTTTAACTGCTTCTGCTAATTCAATCATA